GCAAGAGCTTGGCCTATGTCAGCTATAGGACACAGGACAGGGACGATGAGATCGTCATTCCGAAGGCACTCAAGCTCGACGAGTTTCGCAAGTACAGCTCTGTGCTCGTCAACCACAACTACAGCCTGCTCCCGGTGGGATCCGACGAATGGATTGACGCGGATGATTTTGGAATAAAAGCACTTACGGTCCACGCCGACACGGGCGCGGGCACGATGGCCAATGTCGTCTGGGACTTGGTTCGGCAAGGGCATTTGAAGGGCCGGAGCGTGGGATTCGTCCCGACCAGTTTCACTAAGCCGGGTGCGCGGGATTGGGACCATGTAGCCAACCAGCTCCAGAGCAACTGGAAGGAATTTGACAAGGGCCGGGCAGAGAAGAGCGTGAGCCGGATCATCACTGGAGGCGTACTACTGGAGCATTCGTTTGTTTCAGTTCCCTGTAATACCGATGCGGAGCTGATCGGGGTGGTCAAGTCCATGCACCTGGACGGCAAGATCATCAAGCAACTGGGATTGGAGGACAAGCCAGCAGAGAAAGTCCCCAGCGTATGTGACGAGTGCGGGTACGTGGCGGACGCGGTGCCGGGGAGCAAGTGCCCCGAGTGCAAGACTGGGAACATGAAGCCCAAGGGCAAGGAGAAGGCGATTGAGGTGCGGGTGATCAGTAAGGGAGGCGCGGGTAGTGGTAACTTCGGGCATGCGGGGAGGCCGGGGGAGGTTGGCGGGAGTGGGCCAGGTGGTGGGAGTAGTAAGGACGATGGCAAAACAGCAGAAAAAATTCCTGCCACCAAAGTCAAAATTGGAGACACGATGTTGGTAACTGTTACTGGTGGAGAAAAACAACCTCGTAAGGTCGTGGAGATTCTCCAGAAGCCATCATCCTTTGGTGTAAAAAATTCTTATCCGGTTTTTATTGTGACAGATCAGGCAGGAGAAAAAAAGAAATTAGATTGGGGCGACAATGCCCTTTATCAAGAAGTCGAAGTGATCCGAGACAAAGAAAATAAGAAATCCTTCCACTCCCACGCCGTCGAGAAGGGCGGTCCCGGCTCTGGCAGTTGGGAAGGCCCAGGAGATCCCAGGTTTGCGAGGGAAGACGAGAAATATAATACAGGAGCACAACATGCCAAGGACTCTAACTTCGGAGTTGGGGATAAGGTAAAAATCACAGGGAAAGTGAGCGGGCAAGGAAAGACAGGCATAGTAGTTGGTTTTGACAAGGATGGGTCATATGCGATGATTCGTGTTGGGAACAAAGTCAGTTCTTATCACAATTCAGATGTAAGTGTGGTAGGAGAAAAGGATGATGACGAAGATGAAGAAAAGTCTTTTTGTCCCGAAATCAAGGTCGTCCGTCCCGCTCCGTCCGTCAAAGTGCTGTACGTCCCGCCGGATGCGGAGCTGATTGTCAAAGGGGTATCAACCGCGATAGAACATGCGCTCGCTCGCAGGACAGGAAAAATTATGTGATGCGTCAACAGCGAAACAATCGTTTTGATCCCGACGCGGAAGCAGGGGAAGACGACGTTTAGCTACAACAGAAAGGGTGGGGGTAAATCCTGCCAGCAAAGAAAAGGGGAACGAAACATGAAGAAGAAGATCAAGTTGAATAAGCCTTGGATGGGGCACGCAGTCGGTACGATCCTTGAGGTGGACGAGGACACTTTCGACAAGATCGTCGAAGCCGGAGCCGGGAAGGAATACGACTCCACGCTGGACGACAAGCTCGAAAGCGCAACCAAGTCCATACAGGACAAGGTCACCACCGCCGCCGTGGACGCCGTCGAGAAGAAGCTGAAGGAAATGGCCAGTGGTCAGAGCAAGATGATCCACATCTCCGTCAAGGACAACTCCGACGACGACCCGACGTTCGGCTACCTGCCGGGCAATACGAAGTCCATGAAGGATCTGTCAAAGGGCGAGATCGCGTTCGCGTTTGGCCGGTTTGCCGTGGACGTTCAGAAGGCCGCGCAGGGTCGCGAGAGCGAAACGCTGATGAAGTGCCGCGAGCGGTCCGACAAGATGATCACGAAAGCGGCGGGTGACGGCATGGTGGTCGGCAGCGACGAATCGGGCGGATACCTGATTTTTAGCGCGGCCAGCGCCATGATCCAGAACTCGTCCCTTGAGAACGCCATCGTGCGTCCGCGTGCCAACAAGGTCACCATGGCCACCCAGCTCCTGCGCATCCCGTATCTGCGGGACACGGACCATAGCACGGGTACAGTCTATGGCGGCATTCAGGTCTACTTCGACGATGAAAACGCCGCTGCCACCAGCAGCAAACCGAAGCTGGAGCAGATGGAGTTCAAGCTGAAGAAGATGACTGCGCTCGGCTACGCTTCCGAAGAGTGGATCAAGTGGTCGCCGGTTAGCCTCGGCTCGTGGCTGATCCCGAAGTTCGGGGAAGCTATCGGGTTCAAGGAAGACCTGTGCTTCCTCGGCGGTCCCGGCGGCGCGCAGCCTCTCGGCATTCGGAACGCGCCCTGCAAAGTCCAGATCGCTTTCGAGGACGCGCAGGACGCGAGCACCTTCGTACTGGAGAACAGCACCAAGATGTTCGCCAGACTGAAGGTCAAGAAGGCCGGGTCGGTCGCATGGATAATGAACCAGACTGTCTTCCCACAGCTGCCGTTGTTCAACGTGGCGGTTAGCGCGGGCGGTTCAGCCGTGTTTACGAACTCGGTGATCGGCGCTCCCGGTCAGGCGCTCTGGGGTTATCCCATCGTCTGGACGGAGAAGGTCCCGGCGCTCGGAACGGCAGGTTGCGTGATGCTGGTTGATTTCTCGGACTACACCATCGCTGACGATCAGGGTGGGCCGGAGATCGCGCAGAGCATCCATCTGAAGTTCGACTACGGCCAGACCGCATTCCGGCTGACGAAGTACATTGATGGCCAGAACGAGTCCGCAACGGCAATCACGCCTGCCTATGGCGACACCCTGACGCCCGTGGTCGAGTTCAAAGCGACGGCGTAAAACAGAAAGAAACAGCAAGTAAGTGAGCCAGTCATGGACGACGCAATTAGGCGTGGTAGATGAAATGGTAACTGAAAGCAAAAGGAGAGATACGATGAGACTCACAGAATGCACGAAGGTCGTCATGCGCGACCCGATGAAAACTGGTGCGCTCGATACGGCGACCAAGTCCGTGAACATGGCCAAGTATGCCAAGTGCCGGATCATGCTGTTCATCACGACGAGTGGTGCGGCAGGCGACGGCACGGTCACCCTTAAGCAGGGCACGACTACGACCGCTAGTACGGCGCTGGCCTTCAGCGAGTACTGGAAGTGCGAGACGATCACTGGTGACACGGCGGCTAATGATGCTTTGACTCGCGTCGAGGCATCCACGCTGACCACCGCTGGCGCAAGCACGGCCACGTCGCTCTACATATTCGAGGTCCGGGCAGACATGCTGGACACGGATACGTTTAAGAGCGAGAACCAGTACATCCGGCTGGACTGCACGGCGGTCACGAACTGCACTCACATCGCCTGCATTTACGAGCTGTACGAGCCTCGTTATGCTCGCGGTGCCGAGAATATGCCCTCGGTGAACACCTAACGGAAACAATCTCGACGGGTGGGTTAGGACAGAACCTAGCCCGCCCTGAGGGACTTGGAGGAAAGACAGAATGAAAAGAATTATGATAATCACGGCGATGCTTGCCGCGATCAGCCTTTCCTTGCAGGCTGAGCCGAAAGTGGAGATGAAGACCTCCGGTCCCAGCGGGCAGGGCGATGTGATCTGGTGGGCACCGGCTACAGGCGTGACGAACTTGGCCATGGGTACTGGCGGTCTGTACAATGTTACCCTTGACTCGGCGTATCCCATCACTGGGACGGGCCTCTTGCCTGGAAACCTTACGTTGGCGAACACCTATATGATCGTTGGAAATGCCAGCGGTATAGGTGCGGCGGCGACTCCGGCGGCAATTCGTACAAATCTGTCTCTTGTGGTTGGGACAGACGTGCAAGCCTATGATGCAGACCTTGACACCTGGGCTACCGTTACTCCATCAGCCAATGGTAAAACTCTTGTCGCTTTGGCAAACTACGCCGCGATGAGGACGAACCTGAGTTTGGTGGTCGGCACCGATGTACAGGCGTACGATGCAGACTTGGATGCGGTTTCTGATCGCAACTTGGTTAATATGACTAATCTTGCGGCGGCGGCAATTGTTGGTGTGGTTGATGAAGCCAACGGCGGTGCTGGTTCTGTAAGTGGTATTCTGAAAGCCGACGGTGCTGGTCTTGTGTCGGCGGCCTCTGCTGGCACGGACTATCTTGCTCCGAACACAGTCTGGGGATATCCCGGTCTGGCTACAGTGACGAACCTGTTGGAAAACGCAGTGACGATCACTGCCAAAGATACGGCAGGGGCGACATTGGCCGGATACCGGCTCTTCCATGTCTGGGTCAGCGATTCCGACAAGGGAGCAGCCACGACCAACAATATCGAAACCTTGGTGCTATCAACCGGAACGGCGATCAGCACGGTAACGGCTAATGCTGATTACTGGTATTGTTCAGCGGCGGCTGGCACGGCGGTGGCAACGGTTACGGCGACTGCGGCTGGGACAAACTACCTGATGGTGGCCGATGGTTCGTCCATCAGTTCCATCGCGCTTGTCGAAACCGAATAGAGTTAAACTCAATGGGGCACTCGGCAATTCGGCCAGTGCCCCGGCGAGGAAGGAGATTCATGCAAAAGATTTTATGCTTTGTGATTGCGGGGCTGGCAGGTCTCGTCCTCGCTGAAGGAACGGTGGTTGAGACCAAGACTTCGTTCGGGCCTGTGGTGAAGTACCAGCTTGCTTGGACGGCGTCCACGAACGGGATCGTCAGCAACGCGACCACGTTCGCCGTGCGCGGGTCACTCCTGCGCGTGACTTTTACTGGCGCTGGCACGGGTGCGACATACACGGCCACGCTGTCTGACAGCTATTCCGTGGACGTGCTGGCCGGGATGGGCAAGGGGATCGCGTCAAACACCACGACCACGGTTTGTCCGGGGTTGCCCGTGTCAGGTGGTTCGGTGACGAGTTCAATTCCGTTTGCGGTCAACGACATCGTCACGCTAAAGATTCTTGACGCTGGCGACAGCAAAACTGGTTCGGTGGTCCTGTTCGTTGAATAAGGAGGTTGATATGGCAAGGCGAGAAGTAAGGCGCGAAGCAGTTCCCGTTGTGGAGTCCCCGGCGGTGTCTTGTCCGGAGCCTGTGCAGGTTCCCGCACCTGTGGTAGAAGGCGGGAATATGATTTCTGCTAAAGCTCCGTCGGTGGTGATCATTCGGATTCTGAAGGGCGTCTGCATCTTTCAGGATCGGTGCAAGACCCGCCGTATTCCGATTGACTCGACGAAGCCGGTGAAAATACAGATCACGCAATGATGACTGGCCCAACAGCGCATAAAATGATGACATGCTCAAACGAGATTAAAACGAGGCAAGGCTCGTTCAAGACTCGGGGGAGTATAAGGCCATGGGTCCGCCCTTTTCAACGTGTCCTACTGCGATTTAGACGGTATTTTCAACGCATTAGGGGGAAAGTATGAGCGCATCTCTAACGACAGCGACCCGATTCAAGGCTTACGCCGGGATTACGGGCACCGATCAGGATGCGTTGATCGCCGCGCTGATCCCGCAGATATCCGAACAGGTCATTGCGCACCTCAAGCGGGACGTGGCAGTCGCCACTTACAAAAGCTGGGTGAACGGCTCGGGCAGTCCGATCTTGCGACTGGCACAATGGCCGATCTTGGCGATCTATCAGGTCAGCCTTTCCACGATGGCGGTGGGGCACATTCAAAACTCGTCCGCGTCTATCAAGCGGGCGAGCGTTTCGTTCGACGGGACGAACCTGTCGCTGATGTCCGTTGACAATACAGGCACAGAAACGCTGACCGATCTCCCAGTGGCGACATCCAAGACCCTGTCCGCGCTGAAGACCGCCATCGAAGCGGTGTCCGGGTGGGAAGTGACGCTGAACAGTACCGACTACGCGATGGAGCCGTCCAGTATGCTGCGCCCCATATTTTCAGCCCCGGCAGCAGATGGCGATACTGCGGATTTAGTTCTCCCGGACTCGCAGGAGGCGGTGAAGCTGATCGCGGAGGATTTGATTGAACTAATACACCCGATCTCCTTTTCAAGCGCGGGGTCTATTATTCAGGGATTTGCAAATGTGCCGGGGATTGGAGAGGGATTCCCCACTGGTTCGGCGAATGTCTTCGTATGGTACAAGGCCGGGTACACGCTGCCGTCCGACGCGAGCGGGGAGACTCCTGCCTCAGACGGGACATTGCCTCCGGGCTTGGCTTTGATTGTTCACCAGATCATGCAGGATGTCCTGTCCAGCACGAAATTAAACTCGAACTTGCAAAGCGAGAGCATCGGCGGATACTCCTACTCCTTGCGGAGCGATTCGCAGGGCGCGGTTGCGTCCGCAGTCAGGAATCGGGCGCGGGACTTGGACGCATACATGAAGGTCACGTTGTGAAAATCCTCTGGCACAGCGTAAAACCTACCATCGGCTCCGGCTATGGAACGCAGACGGCCATGTGGGCACCTGCGCTGAAGGCCGCTGGCCACGATGTTTCCATATCCTGCTCGGTCGGGCTGTTTTCAAGTGTAGAGATGTGGAACGGGATAAAGTTATATCCACACAGCAACTATGCTGGGAACTACGGCGCGGATATTGTCGCGGAACACGCAAAGCACGCCGATGCGGCCATCGTGTGGAGCTGGCTCGATGCCTTTGTCCTTCGGCCTGACGAGTGCAAAAAGGCGAACTGGGTCGCGTGGGCACCGATAGATAGCGATCCGCTCATGGTGCGGAACGTCGAGCCGTTGAAGGCCTGCCGGTTCGTGGTGGCCCCGACCCTATTTGGACAACGGGTGATCCAGGAAGCGGGTATTCCAAACGTGATGTATGTGCCGTGCGCTTTTGATCCGAACGTCTATTTCCAAAGTAAGGAAGATCGGAGCGCGCTTCGGGAGCGGTTCGGTAAGCTGATCAACCGGGACTTGTCCGGCAAGTTCCTTGTCAATGTGGTGGCGGCCAACAGTGGCAAGCGCAAGAACTTCCCGGCCATATTTGAGGCCTGGAAGATGTTTTACGCAAAACATCCTGACGCGATTCTTTACTTGCACACCGAGATCACAGGTAAGTGGGCGGACGGTGAGAACCTGGCCGAGCTGATGCAACTCTATGGGATTGACGACAACTCGGTGCTGTTCGTTTCTCAGTACCACTACAACACCGGCCAGATCGGGAGCGACTACCTGAACCTGCTTTACAACACCAGCGACGTTCACCTAAACACCTGCGTGGGCGAGGGATTTGGGTTACCGATCATGGACGCGCAGGCATGCGGGTGTCCGACGATCGTGCCGGATTTTGCGGGCGCGGGAGAGATCGGATTTGGGTTGAAGATCACCAAGGGCATGAAGTACCCGCTGGTGCCGGGTGGGTTGCAGTTTATGGTTGAACCTCGCTATGTCGCGGACGCTTTGGAGCAGGCGTACTACAACTACAGGCACAACCCCGGAATGCGGGTCACCACGGCGGAGCAGGCACTGGACTACTCGCTGGACGCCGTTATGGAACGGTACATGCTGCCCGTGCTTGATCAGATAGAGGGAGTAATCGCGCCATGAGCTTTACCGCGCTCCTCAACAACCAGATGAACGTCATGCTTTCCAGTATGTCCATTACTCCGTATGGCGGGCAGAATCCCGTGCTGTCCACGGTTTACAGCGGCCAGCCGTGCCGGATAGTTCAGCTGTCCTTGAACGAGCGGAGTATTCTGGACCGGCAAGGGGTGGAAGCCTCGCATAAGGTTTTCTGCGAAGCCAATCTTGCAATACTCGCTTCGCACCAGATTGTCATTCGGGGGCTGACCTATCAGGTGGTGGGCTACAATGTTTTGGATGGGGCGTTGTCCGCACACCATCAGGAGATTATCACGCAGAGGCTGGCGTCAGTATGAGTGCGATCATTTGGCTTGCAAAAAAGTATCTCGCGGAGCAGTCCAAGATTCTGTCAATAAATCTGGATAAAGCGGCGGTGCTGTTGCAGGCAGATATAGTGAAGCATTTCGGAAGTCCGCCTAAATACCCAATCGTAAAGTTACGGGTCAAGAACTTCGGGGGAAAGGGCACGCATATAATGACGGAGAAAAGATGGCGGGAAACGCATCATTCCAAACCGGGCGATCCGCCATTTATCCAACTGGGACATCTGAAGCGGAGCATAGGATGGCAAAGGGATGGCGACATTCGATTGGTGGGCAGTTCGCTGAAGCCCGATGATGTTCTGCCCGACGGAAGACCCGCTGGAAATGGAAAGCATAGCTATGCGTGGTATCTGGAGTATGGAACGACCAAGATGGCGGCACGACCTTATCTTCGCCCGGCGTTCCAGCGGATGCTGCCGCGCTTGAAAAGCATTATGATGGGAAAATGAGCGTGGACGAAATTCTTAAAGCAATCATCGCAAGGTATCAGGGATCAGAAGGCGCGTCGCTTCGTTCGGCTACGCCCGGTGGAATGTGGTTGAGCGAAGCCCCGGCTGGCGATATGGCAAGCACCTTCATCGTGCTGACCCCACTTTCAATGGTAATGTCCGGCGTGCTTAATTCGACAGCGGAGACTGGCGACGGCTCGATTCAGTTCAGCGTGATGAATGCAACCGAGGGTTCCGACTCGCTGGTGGTGACTGCGGCGGTTGCCCTGCGCCCGGTCTATCACGACGTGCTCTTGACGCTCGGCACGGGGTCCAGGATGCTGATGTCGAAGTTCACGCGAGAGGATGGCCCGACACGCGATCCTGACAGCGGCGGGTATATGTTTACTCGGGAATTGCAATTCATTTACGGGCGATAACCAACAATAGGAGGGAACGAACATGGCAGCGACAACGGCGATTGCAGGGTACGGCGGGAGCATAGCTGGTCCCGGTGGGTTTACCGAGGTGACGCAATGGAAATTAACTGTCTCCACGGACAAGCTCGACGGGACGAACATGAGTTCCTTGCAGTACAAGGAATACATCGGCGGTTTGAGTGGTGCTGAAGGATCGGCCACCTGTCAGGGCACGGCGATCCCGGCGCGGGGCGTTTTGTCCGCAGCTACGTTGAAGACCAAGGCCACGGACGGGGCAACGATCTCTGGTTCGATTCTCGTTGACAAAGTAGATGTCAATGTGCCGGTTGACGGCAAGGTGACATACGATGTGAGCTTCGCGTTTTCGGGCAGCGTGACAATAGCATAAAGGGAGGGAACGAACATGGCAGCGACAACGGCGATTGCAGGGTACGGCGGCTCACTTACCGGCCCCACGGGGATTGTGGAAGTGACGCAATGGAAAGGTTCGATCAGCACGGACAAGCTCGACGTAACAAACATGGGCTCGGGCGGCTGGAAGGAATACATCGCTGGCCTGATCGGGATGGACGGCTCCTGCACCTGTCAGGGCACGGCGATCCCGGCGCGGGGACTGTCCGCGATGTCATTGGAATCGAATGGCGGTCCGACTTTTTCCGGGTCGGTGTTTGTGGACAAGGTGGATGTGAATGTCCCGGTTGACGGCAAGGTGACATACGATGTGAGCTTTTCATTCACCGGCTCGATAGCGGTGGGATAAAGGAGAATTATGGAAACGATCAGCGATCTCACAAACCAGCCGATTCTAGTTTCGCTTTCGAACAAGCAGCACAAATTCCGGCAATTGACGATAGCGGAGCTGTTCGGGCGGTTCGAGGCAGAGGTGAAAAACGACTGGGCCGCTCGCGTTCACGATCTGGCGAAGGGCTGCAAAACTTCGGAGGATCAGGTGCGGTTTCTCGCATATTCCGCCGCGCACCCGTTGTCTTCAGAGGAGATCGTCGGACTCGTCAGGGAAAAGCTGGGTTCGGCGTCGGGGATCAATCTCCTCTTGTCCATGTCCCATATCCTGGAAGGGGTGGACGATTTATTGCCGAGCGGGACTGAACTACTGGCCAGCCCGGAAGATCAAGCGACGATTCGAGTTTTGCTTTCTCGCCTGACCGGAACTGACTCGCAGGAGAAAAGCGCGGCAGGCCCAAAACCACGATAGATTGGGGGATCGTGCTGGGAGATATAGCGGGGTTCACGGGATGGACATTTCAGCAGATCGGACAGTTGACCGTTGCGCAGGTGCGCGTGGTACTTGGCGCGATGAATCGCAGAAGGAAAGAGCAAATCGAAATGTGGGGTGGCACGGTTTCGGAAAATCCGCGCAAGGCGATTGAACAGCCGGACGAAGAGAATGAAGCGATGCGAGGAATAGAACGCAAATTGCAAATGTTGAAAGCGCAAACAGGCAAGACGAAGTTTGACTTGCGTGAGGTAATTTGAGATGGCCAGAGAAGAAAGTTTAGGCGATGCAATCGTTCGGATCGGGGCAGACCTCGGGCCGTTGATCCAGCAGCTCGCCAGTGCGCATGAGAAGATTGTTGGGTTTGTGCAGGCGACTGCTATCGGGGCAGTCATAGCCGCGCCGTTTGTTCTGGCCGGATCCGTGATCCGCAAGGCGTTGTCGAGCTGGATAGACGAGGAAGCCGGAATCTCCCGAATGAATTCCATGCTCACCGCAATGGGCATGAACGCGGAAGTCACCAGTGGGAAGATTGAAAAACTCGCCAAAGCCATTTCCATGTCCACGGCAACAACCGATAGGCAAGTCCGCAGCATGGCCACGCAAGCGGCACAAATGGGAGTCAGCGAGGAGAACATCGAGTCCGTAGTCACCGCCGCTATCGGGCTTGGTGCGATGCGCGGGACAAGCCCGGAAATGATGATCCGTCCATTGATGAATGCCAGCCGGGGATATTCAGGAATGCTGCTGCGGTTGTTCCCGCAGATTCGTGCAGCAAAAACGGAGCAAGAGCGGTTCAACCAAGTACTTGAGCTGGCAGGGAAGGGGATGACGGTCGCTCAAGAGGCGACAAATACGATAATCGGCGCGTACCGCCAGATGAAGCGTGCCATTGACGAGGTGTGGGACAGCCTCGGCAAGGGACTGTTCGGTGATGCGGGGATTGCGGGGGAAATCAAAAATATCACGGCGGCAATTCACATGATGCGTAAGGCGGTTGAACTGGGATTCAAGACCGGGGTGCTGGCCGGGTTCGACGTGAAGGGTTGGGGAGACTGGGCGATCAAGGCATTGATTCACGTAACCGCCGCAATACTGACAATCCCGACGGTGATCCAGGCGATATACAAATTATTTTCTGACTCGGATAAGTTGTTTAGAGTCTTTTCCGAGGTGATGCAATCAGCCGGGAAGATTTTACTCACAACGATTATTGAGGGATTTAATGCCTTGACCGGATTGTTCAAAGGACTAGGAATAGTTCTGGCAAGGTCATTTACCAGCAAATTAGAGGATATTCCATTTTTACGGGTGCCTTTGCGGGCAGCGCGAACAAAAGCCCTTAATAGCATGTCCGACGAACAATTATTTCGTTTGTACAACAAATCGCCCGGTGCACAGGCTGCTTTATCTTCCCCTAATTCTCTTGGTGCATCATGGGCGGCTGTGAAGAGTTGGATGGGAAGTTTCGGTTCAAAGGGCGCAATGTCTGCCGCTGAAAAAAAAGCTATTCGTGAACAGGTTATTTTTGCACTAGCGGAATCGGGTGGGGATGTTCTTACGGAGTTCTTTAATGGCGAGGAAATGACTGAAGCGATAAAGGAATCTTTTGGAAGGATTCCAAAGGCGGGGAAAAAAGTAGCGGAGACAATTCTTAAAGAAATTGAGCGTCTCAATAAAGTAATCAAGCTTGAAACGAACGAGGATATCGTCGGGACTTTTAGACAGCAGCGAGATGCGCTCATAGCAGCATTCGAACAAGTCAAGGAGCAAATGGACACCCCTCCGGAGATCAAACCGTGGGGGGAAGAGGGTGAAGGAAAGGACGCGCAGGAAAAAGCATCCCTGTCCATCGTCAGCATGGCAGATCAATGGCGCAAGATGCAGGAGGGCATTTCCAAGTCAGCGGAAGACAAGGCAATTCGAAAGGCTACGGAAGCCACGGCGAAGAATACCAACAAGCACAACGAATTGTTCGAGAGATTTTTACAGCAGAACAAAGAGAGTGCGGTATGGTTTGATGGCGCTCCACTTTGGGTCGGGGAGGCGTAAATGGCAAAAGCAGGACATTACAAGGAGCTGGTTGAGGGTTACTCGCTCACGCTGGCGACCGCCGGGATTACCTGTACGCGCAAGTTCATTGATTCTGATCCGACAGCCAACGAGTCCCTGCCCGATATCGGGGATTCGCTCGACCCGCTCGACGAAACCTTGAAGCGCGTGCGCGTGGTTTCCATTCAGATCACAAAACACGGCAATGTTCCGACCCAGCAGGAATATGTGGTCAGCTACGCGAACACGCCGGGGTCAAGCACGGGGGAAAATCCCGACGACCCGACCAGCACCAATCCGAACGAGCTTCCGATTTCCGGCGCATTGAGTGCAGAAGCAATCAACATTGACGGGGAGAAGGAAGGCGTAAAAGGGAAATGGGTCTGGAGCGATGGGGCGAGGGAAGTGGTGGATGAACAAATTTTCAAGAAGATCATCACCGGGTCGTTCAAGGTCTCCCGACGGCTGGCGAATCTGGATCTGTTGAAGTGGGCACAATACTCCGGCAAGATCAACAGCGCGCCGTGGCGGATAGGTGGCACAGTTTTTTCCGCTGGCATGATTATGTTCGAGGGCGTTGACTACGAAGAGTATTTCAACAGCAAGGGGTTGCGTCGGTACAAGGTTTCCTTTTCCTTTTCGATCAAAGCGCAACAGACTTCCTACAACAGTTCCACCTACGTCGGATGGAACTACAACTACGACCCGAAAACTGGCCGGTTCCGAAAGATAATCCACAAAGACAACGCGAACATTTCCTTGTACGACTCGGCTAATCTCCCGAGCCTTCTCTCCGGAGCGGAAGCGCCATGAGCATCCAATTTAAACGAGCAAAGATTACGGAAAAGTCTTTGAACCTGACGAACTTCAACCGGATGGTGGACTACATCGGGCGGCTGGCGAACATGACTAGCCCGAATATCCTGATTGATCGCGGGCCGGGCGGGTATGTGCTGAAAGCATTAAAGCAATCCGCTTCCACCGTGGATTATACCGATTTTGCTTTCGGCTACTCGATCAGCGGTGCAACGGTGACGGTGAATGCTGGCACAATTCGGCATGGGACAAGGACTCCCGTAGTCGTAGAAAGCAAGGACATTGCCATTGCTGCGGACAAGACTTGGATTTTCGTGGCGTACAAGTTCGGCGGATACGGCTTTCCCCCCGCGTTAATTACCAGTTCCATGAGCGAGCCGGTGGACACCGAGGAAGTGCACAATCATGTACTCTACCTTGTCTCCTTGTCAGGAGGGATGGCGAGCATTGGCGCGGGCAACATCAAGCACGTGGGCGACATCTGGTTGCCGGGAGCGTTCGCATGAGTTTCGCAACACAAGCGTTGAGGTACGGG